GTTTACAAGAAAACTTACAATACGCTTTACAAGTAGGTACACAAAACTACTACAACAAAGCATACCACGGTGAAGATGCTAACATATTAGTTGATGGCTTGTTACATGGTTTGTATGGTAAGAATGAAGAAGGAGAAGGTGTAGGATCTTTTGTATCTAAAGAAGGTATGGAAGGTACACTGTTAGGTGCTATCACTGGTGGTGGTATGCAAGCTTATTCTAATTTCAAAATGGATAAAGCTAGAACAGCTAACACTGAGCGTTTCTTAAATGACTTAAATAACGGACCTACATTCAAAGCTGCATTCATTGATAGAATGAACAGTGTGAATCGCGGTGTTCAATTACAACAACAAGAAGAACAAGCTATTATTCAAAATGATAAGCTTGAGGCGAAAGATTTAAAAGCAGATCAATTACATAACTATTTATCTACTCGTATTAAGTATGGTAGATTTGATATGGTTATGGATGATATTAAAAGTCTTCGTGAAGAAGGATCTACAGAAGCTGGACTTAATTCATTAAAGGAGCAAGGTTATGCTAATGTAAATGATGATATTCAGACATATAAAGATAGACTAACTAAGTTTGAACAAGTAGCTATTAACACAAATGATATCTACAAAGCTCTCGATCTTAGATATTCTGGAAACAAAGCATACAGTGGTGATGTGATTGATAAGATGGCGTATGCGTCAGCAAAAATCTCTAACTATGACTTACGTATACCAAGTGTAAATCAAGTCCTTACAGAGGCACAAATCCCTACGTTTGATGTACTAGATGGTATCATCAATGAAGGTAAACCAAATAAAAAAGCAACAAGTGAAGCATTAACTCAAATCGACAAGATGAGAGTTACTGATGATGTTAAGGATGAATTAAAAACTGCGTTGTCTGATATTATTGAGATGTCGCTTCGTAGAAACTTATTCATTGATGAGTATAACAAAATCAAAGAAGATCCTGAGAAATACCAAGAGCCAAAAGACTTAGGTCCTTATTCTGATACAGTGAAGGTTAGACAAAATCTTGCTGAAGCAGATCAAGCTCCTGGTAGAAAAACAGTTAATAAAGAATTAGAACTTGGTAAAGAGTATTCTTTAGCGGAACCACTTCGTAGAGAAGGTTCTACATTAGCTCTTGCTCCTAAGATTAAAGTATTAAATTGAGCTAATGGGTTCATGTTATATGCTACACCATTAGGAGTGAATCTATAGTTATATAAGTTTTCAGAGATAGCCATTTGTCTATTCTCAAGTTTGTTCTTAGCAATCTTATCATTGATTGAGTTAAGAGCAGCAATGTTTTGCATCTTAGTATTACTCTTAGCTTGAGCAGCACGTTGTTGTTGCTGATCGTATAAACCAAGATTCATCTTCTGAGCTTCGTTCATTGTTTGACGATTGGTCTCACTAACACGTTGTGCCTCACCTTGATTTAATCTAAACTGTTCTCCTAACACTTTGTTCTTAGCCTGAGCAGCTTGAGAAGCAATCATTGCTAATGCAGCAGGATTACCTTGTGCCATTCTTTCAGCAGCACGAGATTGAGACGTAATCTCATTCAATTGATCTTGTAAGCTGATGTTACTAGTTTGTGTAAGTAACGGTTGGTAGCTCTGCGCAAACACTGGCTCTTCTTGATTGTTAGCCAATGAATATAACTCTCCAGATAGTTGTGAAGGATCTAAAGGAATCTGATTGCTAGGACGTACAAATGGTAATATAGAATTAACTCCTGTCATTATTTGATCCCAAGGAAATTGAGATTTTTCTTTTGCTTCTCCTGTAGTTGTAGAAGATGGAGTTACAGAAGCTGCTGCTTGTTCAGGCTTAATTTTCTTAGCATTTACATCAACGTTTGCTAATTGATAATTACCACTCTCAGGATCCCACTGACTAGATGTAGCAAGATATGGAACTTCTATAGGATCTAGTCTTGGAGCTACTGATCCTTGTGGTAAAAAGTTTCTAATGTCAAATCTTTGTCTAGCTTCTGCTGGCAATTTAGATATTCCTGGAATGAACGGTCCTTCTGCAAATTGTTGTGCAGCTTGTTGAGGTTTAGAATTCATTCCTGGAATATATGAACCAGGTAATGCTTCAGCAATAGGAGCTAATGTAACAGGTTGTAATGCACCTGGATCAGAAGCTACTTGATTAAGAATACCCATCAATTTTTTATTTTGATCAGCAGTTCCTGTAAAGTCTTTAATTCCATTTGCTTTAGCTATTTGTTTTCTTTCAGCAAAAGGAAGCTGTTTAATGAATGCTGCAATTGATTTACCATCTTGAGCAGTTTCCATCTTAGCACCAAACTTTGCATAAGGATCATTAGCTTTGGCATGTTTAATTTTACCTTTAGCTAATGCATCCGATTCTAATCCCATTTCTGAAGCTGTATCTAGAATAGCATTCTGTACAGCTGCTGCAGTTTTCTTTTTCTCTGCAATATCTTTTAATTTCATTGTTGTACCAATTAGGTTTGCTTGTCCTGTGTTTAATGATAATTTATCAAACTGATCATTAACATCAGCATCATTAATTAAGGTAGTAGTCTTTTCAATCAACTTACCTTGTTTAGCTTCTATCTTAGATAAGTCATCTACATAATGTTTAAACTTCTTACCCTTAGCATTCTTGTCACCAAGTTCAGCTACACCATATTCAGGAATAACCATATTACCAAATACAACCAAGTTACCATCTGGTGAACCACCATCTTGTAATTTAACTGCAGGTTCTCCACCTTCAACCTCTACACCATTATTACCAAATGAGATAGGCATACCACCATTGTCATGAGAAGGACCTCTGAACATAACTGTCTCTCCACCATCTGGTAAAAAAGGATTGTATGATAAAGTTTCTGCTTCTCCACGATGAACTTGTAAATCACCACCCATAGCCATCTGTCCACCATGTTCCATTTGGTATGGTAAATCACGACCTGTGTACATAGCTTCTGCACTAGGAGGAGTATATTCTTTTAAGTGACCACCAGCGCGTAGCATATCAGCATCATGAGGAGGTTGTAACAAGTGTGACATCTTGTGTTCACCAAACGTAGTGATAACTTGTGGCATCCAATCATTACTCACCCATCCACCTTCTTCATAAGAAGGAACTGTTGTACCATTCTTACCGTAATCATCAAACTGATCATTGTTTTGGAATGCCGCATTTAATAAGTTAGACTGCATAGCATTCTTCTTCTTTAGAATATCAGCTTTATGTTGTCCTCCAAAGTATCCTCCTGCCAATCCACCAAGTCCTGCACCAATAGCTGTACCAACTCCTGGAAGAATAGCTGTACCAATAGCTCCACCAATTGTAGATCCTAATTGACTTTCTTCCGATCCTTCAAAATCACCACCACCAATTAAACTTCCTAATCCACCACCAAGACTTCCAGCTAAACCAAATGTAGGATCAATACCAGGCATAGATCCACCACCTTGAAACTGCTTTACATTAGTATCATGTAATGGTTCATAACCCAAATCTGTATAGATAGTGTTAGGAGCAAATGTGTTTGCAATCTCAGCACCATTCTCAGCAGCCAAATAGTTTGTTCCCTCACCGTATGGTTTTCCTAATTGTCCTGGTTGAATGATAGTATCTTCTGGTCTAACGTATCTACGTTTAATTTTGTCTCTACCTGCAGCAGCTTGAGATACAAGATTAGATAACTGAACACCTCTCTCCATTTCATCACGTAGCTTTTTCTTTTCAGCAATTGATGAAATAGTTCCCATAATACTACCAGCTCCTTGTAATAAATCACTACCAGCCATTTTCATATTAGCTGAGCTAAATGCACCAGTAGAACCAGTAACAGAACTAGAATCAAATCCAGCAAAAGCTTTCTGTAACTTAGCACCATGTTTCTTCATAAAAGCTTCCTCTGTAGGATACTTCTTGTAGAACTCTGCATCATTCTTAACTCCTGCAATTTTTAAAATTTGAGCTTTCATATTATTCGTATTTACTTAACCAGCCTCCTGGTTGTTTGGTGTTGTAATTAGTAAAGTTAGTTAATTGATCTAGTTTAGTCAACTGTAAACTACCTCCTTCTTCGAATTTGTAACCTTTTTGATTAACGTAATTCATTAGAGCTTTATCTTGTTTTAATAAGTTATAGTCTTTATTGAAGTCGTTAACATATCCAGGATCCCCAGGATTGTATCCTTGTATTCCTTTTTTCTTTAAGAATTGAGCAGCTAAATCAAATGCGTCTTGATTGCCTAATGCTTTTGTTGAATCTATTTTATCTTGATACTGCTTTAATAACTTAGGATTTTTTCTAAGATAATCATTCATTTTACTCTCATTAGTCAATTCATACATATACCCATGAGGAGTAGCTGTAGCTTTAACACCAGGAACTTTATTATCAGCTAAGAACCTTTCTGGTTGGTAAGGTAAATATTGTTCTGCTACATTCCACCCAGACATTAAATCTTGTTTGGATTCCATGCGTAGTTTATTCCCTTGTGTTCCAGAACCAAATGTAGATTCTCTTCCCATCAATGTAAGAAGTTGCCCTAACGGTACATTTTGTTCACGTGATGTTTTAGCAAGATCATCAATGATTGTATTTGGAACTTTTGCTCCTCTAAATCTACCTGTATTAAGTTTTATGTTTTTAGCTTTCCTTATATCTATTGTATTTTGCTTATCCCAATTTGTATAAAATTCTGTATTTTTATTATCAAATGCATTTCGCATTGTATCAAACTTATCTGCCATTCCTGGAATAAAATTATTGACATCATTAACAACAGCTGGTTTAATTGGATTATTAATACTTAAATCTAAGTACTCCATGTCTTGCCAATATTCATTCTCATCTGGACTTTGTTGATACTCTTCATTTTGTCCTGGAATAACTTGCATACCATCTTGAGCCATAGGATACTCTGTAACAGACGATCCTTTGTATTGATACTCTTTGTTAGGATACATCATTTGCATGTCTCCTGTGTCAGATACACCTAGTACAGGATAAGGTACACCTTGCATTGTTATTTGGTTAGAACCGATCTCAGTGATTTCTCCTGGATGATTCCATTGTCCCATGTCATCTTTAATAACAGAACCATTCTTAGAAATAGATTTAGGTTTGAAATCTAATCCATTCTGATAGTATTTCATCTCCATCCCATTCTGTGCAGAAGCCATTGTCTTCTTAGCATATGGACCATTAGAAGGAATATCTCCTGTACGTGCGTATGTAAATCCTACAGCACCAGGCATAGAACCTCCCATAGCCATATCTCCCCAAGTCTTTATTGGTGTAGGGATAGGTTGTCCTTTTTCTACATAAGGATGTCTAATGTCTTGTTCCCACTTATCAGCCTCTTGCCATGTTTTGAATGGTCCACCTAAATGTTCACCAGTTAACATATACTCAGCCATAGGATTCTTTAATGGTTGACCATACTTAAATGAAGGAATCAAGTAAGCTGGTTCTCCACCCTCACCACCAATAGACATAGCTAGTTCAGAACTAGAATCAGCATAAGGAACTTTGATTCCTTTAGGTAATTTATAACTGTTAGGTTGTAAAAATCCACCATCTTGAAACTGTCCTCCCCATGCAGGAGAATAGTTACGTCCCTCGTTACTGTATCCATCTCCCTTATATCCAGGAGGAACAGTTACAGAATAGTCATTGTAGTTTGGTTGTACAGGACCTCCATCATTGTACTTATCTAACCAACCACCATCTTTCATTGTGTTATCTTTACCACAGATATGACAGACGTTCATATCCTTCTTACTGGAATCTGATTTGTTCCAGGAATGTCCACATGTGCATGTAATACCTTTAGCCATTATTTGTAAGAGATTTGACTTGGAGCTATGATGAATTGAGAAATAATGTGAGCGTCAGATCTGTTATCTAGAATGTGTCTAATTTTAACACCCTTAGCTCGGATTGTATCTTTCTTGAATGAACGAACACCATAATCCATGTTCGCTTGATTAAGAACCTTATCGATTGATAAAGACTCACAACCAGTTACAAACAAAGGTAATGATTTATTTTTAACTACAGACCAGAAATTATTATATTGATAAAAACTATCTGATTTGGTATAAGTGATTGTCTTAGACTCTGCATTGTAAATAGGATACTGCATGTATGCTTTTAGGTTATTCATTGGTTTAGGAACCAATTCTAACACACCAGAACATTGCTGTCCATTGTATATAATAGCTTTATTGAAATACTGATCATCAGTTTGAATCTTAGCGTTATCATTAAACACACCATCAGGGATAGGCAAGTATTCATACACTGTACTAAAGTCTTTTACGTTCTGTAAGATTTCATCATGGAACTGATACGCAAACGGATACTCAATAATGTATGGCTCAATGTTTCCATAATAAGTATTATAGATTGTTGTGTTAGTTAAATGTCTCCACAAAGAAGCTGTGTTCTGTGGAGTGAACTGAATAGCTGCTAATTCAATAACTGATAGCGATGTAATAGATAACATCTTAGTAGTCTTACATTTACCTATAGACTCAAGAATAATAACAGTGACAGCATCATCGATAGTATATGATGCACCATCAATGAGTTGTTGCTTAGATATGTCTGTTCCTAACACATTTCCGTAGTTATCAGAAATGTTGAAAGGACCAACTCTGTTACCAGCTTTTTCTAATTTTACTGTTATTATCTTAGACATTATGTTAAAGTTGTTGTGGTAGTAGTTGTATACACTTCAGTAGCAGCAATAGCTACTAAGTCACATCCTTCATTTAATCCTGAATAGAAGAAGTTATTCTCTGCTATGTAGAAATTAGGAATGTAACTATGGAATGAAATCCAAGACTGTGTATTCATATTGAATGAAAGTGTCCAAGATTTATTACAGAAGTATTTAATATCAGTTAATTGAACTACCTCTTTAAGAACAGTAGATCCGTATGTGTGATTTACATAATACTCTTGCGTAGCATCATCATAGAATATTTTACCAAACTGATCTACCTGAGGGATGTAATCTAACTTAGATATAATCACACGATCATACTTAGAATCATACACACCATGAAGACCACATCCAGTGAAGTGGTTATCTATATCAGCTGTAGGGAAGTAACGTAATATCTCAAATGCTAAGTGATCTGTAAGAAACTTATTTACACCTGAACCAAATGCAGATAAATCTGTAGCCTTAAGTGCTGAAATCAGAAACACTTGTCCACGTTTAGCATCAACTGTTATTTGTCCTTGAGGAATCTTTAACAAGAACTTGTTTTGAGATCCAACATATCCAAGATCAGTCTCTGCAAAATCAACAGGAGGAGCAGACTTAAACAATGTACTATTACCTAAGTATGCAGCTTGTGGATTACTTGTATTGATTGTAAGCATTGTATTATATAACAATGACTTATTTTCAAAGCGAGCAAGGATAGCTTTATTCTGAATACCATCCAATGAAGTTAACCCACCAAAGTTCTGAGGGAAATCAAAGAATGATACAGCTGAATAACTTAACCAGCTATTCACTTTACTATTTGCTTGAGGATCTTGCTGATCTGAATAAATAGCTCTGAATGGATAATATGTATTACAGATATCTGGAGTCCAATCTACAGGCAAGTGAGAGAAATAGTTTTCTGTATTTTGCTTAGAATAAGACACATTGTAGTAATAAGTATTGTCTTGAGCAATAGGTACAAACGTTTGTTGTAACCATGAATCAGGAATACCAGAACTTACATGTGGGTAGAAATCTCCTTCTCTATTATTAAATGCTTGACGTAAGTCTACGTTAATAGAACTCTCACAATAGAATGATGGAATACCATAAGCAAACTGATACATCTTACCATCATACACAGTACTAGTAGAACTAAGATTTACAGAGCCAGGAGCTGTTGTTGTACTAGTGGTAGTTGTACCAGCATAAACAATAGTAGAGTTACTACAATCTAAATTAGTAGCCTTAACAGATATGATGTTTTGTAACAATGCACCATTTGGTGTAGTGTAGTTACTTAATACCGATCTAGATGAATGCCAGTATTGTGGATAAGCAACGTTACCGATCTCATCATAGAACACATCTGAATCATCTGGAGCATCAACTCTATTATCAATAAAGAATGGAAGCTTGGTCTTAAATGCAAACTTACAAATAAATGTATCTCCACCAAAGAATGTATCTAAAGCCAATCCTTCTGAAGCAGTGATGTTCTTTTGGAATCCTGTATCAATAGTTTGATACGAATACATTTGGCCCCATTGATTAATGAATGTATTTTTAATAGATCCATAATAAGAAACTACTGTAGTAGGTTCTTGATTTTCAGGATTACCACAACCATTTGTTTTTTGAGAAGCTGTAAATCTTGTAACATCTGTAATGTAAGGTTGTCCTGTTACAATTGATTGTAATGAAGGAGTATCTTTTACAAACGATAAAGGAATTACAGGAGCACTATCTCTTGTATCAATTGTCTTTAAATAAACAGAAGACTCTCTTTGATAGTTATTAACATTAAAGCTATCACCCACAGATTGTACACCAGGGATAAGATATTGAGATAGGTGAAGTGAACGTTGCTTGATACCTAAATCATTTGCTACAGGAGCAGAATAATTATAACTAGCAATAGAGTTAAATGAGTAAGAAAGATTCTTTCTACTAACTGAATTTAAGAATATAGTTAGGTATGCTTGGTAAGCTGTAAACATTGCTGTAGGACTATACCCACCAATGTTAGCAACATCATAACTAGATTTCAATGCAGTGTATTGAATATCTCTTGTTAAGAACTTATACTGAGCATTGTTTTTCACCTTTACAAAGTGAGCTTTACCAGCACCATACATTGCATTCTCAATCTTAAGAACATCACCTAAGAATGGTTGTCCAAAAGATGTTTCAGGAGAATTGAATACATATCTGTATTTAGATTCATCTGAAGCAAAACCAGTTAACTCATTTGGATAACATAAAGGATTTCTTCCTGGAACTGATGTTATAGTAAAGTTTTGATCACCACTAAAGTATTGAGCAGTAACACCTGGAAATACTAATACATATTTAGGATCACCATTTGTAACAACTACTTGTAACTGATTAAAAAAGTTATAAGGATCTTGATAAGTGAATGTAGTGGTGGATGCAGATGTAAATAATAAAGTTTCAGCTGCGTAAGGCGCTGATTGACTACCATCAGGAAGACTCCAATCAATTGCTGTAGTACCATTAGGAATAGGTCTCGTCAAAGAACAAATGTTATTTTGTCCTAATGTTACTGGAACAGTCTTTACCTCTCCTGTATTAGTGTCTGTAATTGTTACATATCCTGCAACTGTTACATATAACTTGTACAATATAGAATTAGTATTGTAAGCATTGTTTGCTTCAAGAAGGAATGGATCTTTATTTAAGTCGTTATAAGGATAGTTAGGATAGTAATACGATGTTCCTTCACGATCATACTTACCTACGTTACGTAGAATACCTTTAGCAACAATAGACTTATTTGTAGATCTATTTCCACGAACAATCTTATATGCAACAATATCATCCTTTTGATCTGCAGTTAAATCAGATAACTGAATGAAACGATATAGCTGTGCTGAATCAATGTTTACACCCATAGGAAATACAGCATTCCCAGACTGCATTGCAACTTCGTACTTATTAGCAACAACTGTAGGTGTACCACTTTCAAATATAGGACTAACTAAAACATCTGGAAATTTATGATGTCTGATAGGTGTATTTGAAAGATCTCCCCACACTTCCACATTACAAGGATATGTATCAGCTGATTCCCAATAAGCAAATTGACCATACTCATAAGGTCCTTTATAATTAACTTTATCTGTAGCAGCTACATATTCTGCAGATGTACCACTTACTGATGCAGTGTTATAAATCTTCCAATAAGGAGCCTCTGTACCATCACCAATAAAGTCAGGATTAGTACTAGGAACATTAGGTTCAACAGATTCAGCATACGTAAGAGTTCTACCTGGAATATGGAAACCATCTGTCTGCTTACCATTCTTTAATAAGAATACAATCTCAAAAGCATACACCTCATCACGAAGGTATCCTCTTAAGTTAGTAGCATTTAACTCATCAGCATAATTCTCTGTAGCAGGAATCTTATATGTTTGCCATTGTAACGTTAACTGATTTGCAATCTTTTGGTAATTAACTCTATCAATAGAAGTTAATCCATCCCATACAAGAATATCTTGTACAGTTGTTAAGTCTTCAGCAATATCGTAGTAAGGAAACTTCTCAAAAATATCAGCAATGGTAAGTCTAATGAGCTCAACATTCTGTCCTGTATAAGTAATTTGTGTAGTTTTATTATCAATAAAGTACGTACCAATTAACTCAACCGATGTAATATTATTAATTGTTTTAATTACAGCTAAGTTATAGTACTCAAAGTATCCTGTTACATCAATGTCAGTAATGTTTACAACAATAGATTTTCCAACAGGGTAGTTGAAATCTAATGTGGTGGCATTAACATTAGCAATAGGAGTTGGGTTTGTTACTGAGTAGTAAGAAGAATACGGTACACCAGTAGCGTTGGAGTACTGAATAGCAAACTGATATGTACCAGCAATAAGATTACCTCCTGTAACAATATCAGTAATCTCTAAATCAGGTATAGAGAAATTAGGTTGAATCTTTAATTGATTACAATCAATCTCACTTGATGTAGTGACATCACACATAGTATTTCCTATGGTGACCATATAAGGAATATTCTCAAGATCTAAATATCTACGAGGATTATATCCATCAGTCCAATAAATCTCAGTTGTACAGTTTGTAATCTTATGTACAGCTTTATGTATAGGATACTTTTCATTAAAGTTTAAACATGGAGCATTAATCAATGTACGATACATACAATCATTATTATCCATATAACCTATCTCAGATCCACCTGTGTTAGGATTTGTTAAAAAGAATATATGTTTATTCTTCTCTTGAATAAAATGTTCTCCAATTAAAAGATAATCTTCAGGAAACTGTAGACATAACTCATTACCTGGCTCATTCTGATAGTTTACAGAATCTGAGTCAAAGTTTTCTACAGAAGCATTCAATGCATACGTAAGCTTACCTTTAGGAATCTGGGCCATAGCCTGATCCATATTTAAGCCTGTCTGCGCTGCATTAAAGTTTTGCTTTACGTTTCCTTGATTAGTTGTTTCTTCTGCGGCCATATCGGTTTGTTCTGTTTGGCAATTCGTACATATTGAACCTGTTTAGGTCATTCTTAATTCTACGTTGCTTTTCCCAAGGAGTTTGTTTCTTTATCTCAGTATATGCCATAATGAATGCTTCCTCAGAAAGTTGCTTATAATAGCCAAGTTTCTTTTGTAACTGGTCAAAGGTCTCATCGTTAATTTGATTAGTTAATATTTCAATCACTTTAAATTTAAGGAATGCTTCTACGTACTCTCTGATACGATAGTTATCAGGAATCATTTGATTACCAATGTTATCATACTCTGTAGCATAGAATATTAAATGAACAGTTCCATTTCTAAAGTTAGTAACAAACTTGTTGTCTCTAATATCAAATGAATCATAACTTGCAGATCCTGGAGTAAACTCACGAATGTTAGGAGCGGTATTGTTAGCATTCCAAGCATCGGTATAAGATACATCACAGTTACTTTGTGCAGATATATTTCCTGGTTTAAGTAAATATTCTTTTGTATATCCTCTAGTAGATTGATGATTAGTCTTGTATACAGCTTGAATTAATTCAGGCATACAAGAAGGACATCCTGTAGTACAGTTAGGTTGTGTACAAGGAACAGTACCACTAGTAATAGGGGAAACTTGAATAGTTGTAGCAGAGGAAGCTTGTGTATATAGTGAGTTAGCTGTCTGGTATGGTACTTGAGAAATCTCTGTAGCCATCCAAGCTTCACGTACAGCAAAGAAATTATCTGGAAGTCTAGCTTGGAAATCTTCAATGTGAAGAATCACTTCGCTAATTACATAACTAGATCTTCCTAGTTTCTGTAAAGACTTATCTAAATAAGTAGGAAACATTAAGTCATCTATAGCTCCTGTATCAAAGTAGCTTTTGAACTCCTCTTTTACGATTGAGTAAATAGGCTCAGGAGAAACAAACTGGTATTTATAGTAGTACGACATAATTTTTTATTTTTTCCACTCTCTGTAAATGTGCTGATACTTATCATCAGTCTTTATGTAATGAGACAACAGTCTTGATGTTGTACGCGTAGGCTTGAAATACCATAGGTTAGCGTGTCTTAATCTTGCTGTCTCTCTAAACCATACCCAGCCAAAGAAATAGCCCTCTGTATGGTAATTAAAATTGTATATTCGTTTCCCCTTCTCTTTACTCTTTTGCCAATCAATAGGTAAGTTGATAACCTCTACACCATCTACTTGCTTAAACTTCTTACGCTTCTTCTTGTTAATAGAGAATTCACCAAAGCCAAATGGTAGCCTTGCTTTCTCTCCCGTTTCAAGAATGTAGTTTTTGAAAGATTCGTTGAATGAGTAGACAATGTTTCTCCACTCATCAAACGTTAGCCTAATTGTTGCATTCTTCTTGCAGAAGTTTTTGTAGTTATCTTTACTGGAACTTCGCCAGTCTATTTTAACTCTAGGCATTATTGTTTGCTTACTTGATCGTCTTTGTTATCAGATGTTTTATCATCATTAATCTTAAAGTATGTCGAGATTAGTTTCTGTGAGGTTAGTTCCAACACTTGCTTCTCTAAGTATCCTGGACATCCGTATTCTTTATCCAAAGGATTCTTACAATACTCAGCTAAGTCTACACCATTTGCACAGCAGCATTCAGAGAACATGATTTCATTAGGAACATCTTCTTCAAAAAATGCAGCTATTCTAACAGCTTGTAACAACGGATTGCTAACATATAGATATCCATTTACAATCCAATAGTAAGGCTGGTTCTTAATTAAAGGAAGAGTCAATAGATTCATATACCTATTAATGGTTACTTCCTTAAATCTAGTTCCTTGACCACCCATTGCATTGATAGACCATACACCTTGAATAAGGTATTGATAGTTACCTTCTCCAATACGAGGAAGCTTGAACTTAGTTCTTGCTACGTTACATGGATCAACATAATCACAACACTCAGAGATAGGTACTTGAACCATCTCTAAACAAGGGATAGTAGTGAAGATAGTATCCGTAGCCCAAAGCTTACGAAGATTAGTCTCACGTTTAAGTAATAGCTGCGTGTTGTTTTTAATCTCAGACGCGACAACCCTATCAGTGATAAGGTTGTCTGTCGATAGCAATTTGTGCATTGAACGCACGTCTGAAACTAATTTTCTTAATGTTGCCATTGTTATATTCTTTCTTCAAATTCAGCAATCTTGCCAGTGTCTTTGTTATAGACTAGAGCAAGTGCTGCTCTAACACTATGAACATAGTTGTTATCTAAGTGCCATCTGTCTGTACCAGACAAACTAGGCATTTGTTGTATTCTTACACCTTTGACTTCCTTAGCCATGTAGTGGTGTTTATCTCCTGTGTGAACTTCTCTGTACTTAGCACATCCAAACATTTCACTATACTCAGGATGAGTTGCAAACAATAATGGAAGATCTTCAATCTTACAGTTACCATGATGATAACCAATAAATGTATCACCTACCATTACAGCTTTTACTGTACTATGTTCTCTCATGAAAGATACATCAGGTGCATTCTTAAAGAATACATCTAGTGCGTGTGCTAGATAATAAGACTTAGTTCTGTCATGGTTACCTTGTACTAACACCACTTTCACATGCTCACAAACTTTACTGATTGCTTTGATAGTATCTACAAGTAAGCTAAAGCCTTGCTCATATTCCTCTGCATAGTCCATAATGGTGTCCTGTGGAGTACCATTTGTTGTCTGATGCTGATAGTTATCAGTGTGAAAGAAATCGTTTGATATAGGGAACACAATCGTGTCAATATCATACAGTGATGTCACATTACCAATAAGAGTTGTAGCAGTTGAATAATATCTTGCCATTCTTGTCCATATTGAGTTATCACCATCGATGTGTCTCTTAGCTAAGTGATAATCAGATAGTGACAGTTCAACATCTACCATCTTCTTTTCAAGGTGAGCAGACGCATGTCTTAGTTCAGGAATGTAGTTGGGTTTGTAATTTTCTAGGAACTTTGCAAAGTCCTCAGCACTATAGTCATTAGCTTCTTTTCTCTTAGAGAATACTGAAGAAGTAAATTTACCATTAGGTAAAACCTTAGACCAATAGTTTGTAATAACGTATTTATCAAGGTTAATCTTGTGTAGAGCAGCAAGCTCTATATCGTCTTTAGGTTCAAAGTCAAGTACTAATGTACTCTCAATAGTTCCCTTTTCAACATTAACTTTCTTTATTGATTCGTGATATCGTTGAGAAGCAGCTTTTAAAATATCAACTGAATCTTGATCATCTTCTCTTATTTCCCTCAGTTCTTTTAGTAATTCTTCTACTTCAAATTCAGTAATACCAAGCCTTGTAGCATAGTATGTTTTACTTTTCTTCTGCTTCAATAATGCTTGAAGCATCGAAAGTTGGTTCTGGTTTCCAGTCATCCTACTTGTAGTTTAGTTAAATTATGCTAAATATAAAAATTAATTTCCGTATTTACCAAACAATTGTAACCAAATTAATTATATAGGTTAATCAAATTGGTTATAAAAATGAAAACCCCAGACACAAATGCATCTGGGGAAACTCTGTAAACCAACAAACAGAGTTTTTTGTCTCTTTAAATTCTTCTTATATAAGTTGATTTAATGTTAAGGAGCAATACAGTTATTAACTAATGTACAGAATTGTACAGCTAATACAGGATCATTAGCAATAGCATCAATAAGTGCAGCTGCTAAGTTCTCTGGAGATAATGCATTGTCTAATTTTTGAATAACAGTATTTAATGGATCCCTAGTATTAACTCCTGAGTTTGGAAGATTAGGACCATAGTATATTACATTAGCTGTATCAATTATACAAGGACCACATCCACAATCTCCTGGAGGATGATAATAAGCATCATAGCAGGGAGTACCTGGAAGACAGTTCAAGCTCATAAGTTTATGTATTAAGATGGAATATACATGATGTAATAACAAGCTAACACTGGTTGAATGTTAGTATGAGATGTACCATCTCCTGTATTAGCATTAGATACCGATGCAGTAATACCTGTAGTTTTTGCCTCACTCCTACCTAACGTTGATAGCGCAGAAGAAGGTCCCATTGTGTATGAGAATACACCATCGAAATCTCTTGCTCTTGATACGTTATCTGTTGAATTAACAAGGGCAGAACTAGTAGTAACTGTATCAGTGAACATGTAGTGGTAGTGACCTGGATCAGTAACTACAGTAGTTGCTACGTGCGTGTGAGAAGGAATCTGTGAAGAAGTTAATGTAACTACGTTAGCACCATCTACACCTAAGATACTATAGTTAGGATTACCAGGTGTAGAAGGATTAACTGCAGGAGCTAATACACCACCTGGAACACCAACAATAGCACCTACACCAACTCTACCTCTTTTATCAGGAGTTCCGTTATTACCATTACATAAATACACATCTGTAAAACCTTCAGCAGTTAAACCTTTACCAGTAGGATCAAAGTTTGTTAATGCACCATAGTATTCAACAACACTATAAGGAACCATTCTATCTTTGAACTGTACAGTTCCTGGAGTTAATGTAGCAAGGTATGCAGCAATCAAAGTATTAAGATCAGCAAGCTTTACATAGTTAGTATCTACATCTAATGCTAATGCTGCTAAAGCTACGTCTGTTGCACAAACTTTGTCAATGATAGCTTGAACTATCTCATGAGTATCAGAAGTGCTGGTAACACCAGATAAACAATCTACAGTGTAATCACCATTCAATGTTGCAATATCAGCAGCTACAGCAGTAACTTGAGTTTGTAAATCACAAGCAGCTTTAACTAATGCAGTGAATAATTCTACAGCAGTGAATACAGATCCTACAGGAAGATATCCTGTAACAAGTGCACAATAGTCTGCTGGAGCAATTGTAATATCAATACCTGTTCCATCTAAGAAAGAAACTACTTTCTCAATAAGTGCTTGTTCTACGATTAATAGACTATCACCACTAGTAATTCCTAATGGGATGCTATCTAATCCTGTATATTTAACACATTTATCAGCTGTGATTTCAACACAACCATTATAACAATTTGTGCAAGACATTTTTTTCTTATTTATGAATTAAAACTTTTATTCTACTTGCAATCATCTCAACAGTGAAGCTTCCACAATAATCAGGATTACAAAGTTTATATGTTAGTATTTGCTTGTAATGTAATAGATCAGCAATGACTTGCCCTGGCATATAATAATTTAATGCAAATACGATATTATTATACTGATGCTTAGCTAAGTCTGTTAACTTACAATCAATATCTTCTAGTAACACAGGGATACTAGCACAGTAAACACAATCAACGAGTCTTGGTGTTAACATTTTATTATTTTTTTATAGCTGCTTGTGCCTCTTCTTGCTTAACTGCATAGTTACATGCAGAGCAATAACCATTTGTTAATTGACATCCGCATCCCACCCTTACTTGACATCTCTTACAATTAGCCATTTTAGAAATTATTTATATAGTTATTTCCAGTACATCCACAATTATTGCTAATGAATGTATTTAACATATTATTAGCTTGTACATATAATTTATTAGCTGTATCTACAGCACAATTATTTGCAGCAGCAATAGATCCTTGGATCATATACCAGATACTGTTTAAGTTCACCTTTGCTTGTGTCCTAATAGCAGAATCACATTCCATCATATCAAGCTTCATAAAAGCATTATCAAACTTCTCTTGAATCTGATCTACACGCATAATGGTTTTATCTACATAGTTTAAGTATGCAGGAGCCACTGAATATTTTAAGAAGTACACTCCATCTGGAAGCGGTACTAAACTCACACCAACAGGAGTTAATCCTAATGTAGTTGAATTGAATACATTAAAATCTTGAACAATAAATGGAAGAGCCACAGGCTCAAAACCAGGCATTGTGATTTCAATAGTTGGTGCTGTAACAACAGGAGGATCAGTAGGATATGTTGATATATCAGCAATCCCTAGAGTCATCGCATTGAATGTATTAATTACTAATATATCTAATTTTAAATCTGCCATGTTTATAAAATAATAATGCCAGAGGATTTGAGAATAATCCTCTCACCCTCTGGCATAGGTTATATGATTCTTACCTTCCGATTAAGGGATCAACGTAGTTGTTGTTGAAGTAGAAGGCCAAATAGTAGTTGTAGTACTAGTTGTAGAAGTAACTGGACCACTTTCATCAGCAACTGAACCTAAAGCAGCTTCTAACACAGCTTCGATACCTGCAGAAGATGCTTGCGGAGAAGCAATGATTACAGTTGAATCTTCGTGAATATAATCACCCCATTGGTAAGCAGACTTGTCTAACTCATTGAACTTAATGTAATAAGTATCATAAGTTGTACCATCAGTTACCCATGATTCAAAGTTCTCATTGTATCCAACCATACGATATAAGTGCTTCAAATAACCAGCTTGGTAGCTATAGAAGTTCTTTTCTAATTGTTGAATCTCTGAAGAAGTACCAGAAACATAAGAAGAACGTTGAGTTACGTAAGCGTCAGCAACCATGTTACAAGAATCTGCAACGATAAAGTCAGCAGTTGTAGCAGGACCAGCATAAACGAAAGTACGGAACCACATACGATCATACTCCCAAGGGAATGCAGCTACGTCACAAGGTTGACCATATTTAGTTAATGGCTTACCAGTGATACGTAAGATCGCAGATTGATCATTACCAATACGTTGGAATTGATAGAAATCAGAGAATGTAATGTTGTCAGGATTGTTACCTGGAGCTTGCTCTTGGAACTTGATGATAAATTGATCGATCAAGTTTGGAACATCAACATCAGCACAAGGATCTCCACCACAAGCTAAACATTCACCTTTAACAGTCACCGAACGAGTGAAACCATTGAAGTATAATGTGCTTAAGTAAGAAGAGAACGCACGTAATGTAATAGTTACATCAGTACCAGGAGTCACTGTAAAGTTAGTAACATCAGTTACTTGGTTAGCAGCTACTGGATTTCCAGTTACTTTGTACCACTCAGTTACGTTAGAACCAGTAGAAGAGATCTTGTCAGAACGCTTCGATCCTTGTAAGTAAGTGTTTGTACGACCTTGAGCAACGTAGAAGTAAGGGTTAGCAGTTTGGATATTAGCAGCGGTAGCCACTGCATAATTAGCCTTAAAGAAACCTACTTGACCTGCTGTTAAAGCCTCGGTAGAACCAGTGCTAGGTAATGTGTTACCTACTGGAACTACAAACAGGGTGGTTAATGAGAAATCAGCCATTTGTATATATTAATTAAATTGTTTACTTATTCATTTGTCTTGATTCTGTATATCGAACTATCAACTGCTGCTGAGTTTTCTGTATACATTGCAAGGTTTTGTACAGTCAAGTCTAAAAGCTCATCCTCTAGATAAGTTTCAAGCTCACAGTCTTGATCGAACGATGGTTCGCCATCTAACATAATGTATCCAGTTTTATTGATGTAATCAGGATATCTCATGTATGAGACGTAAATATTACTTGGGGTAAAGGTTCCATCAGTGAAGATGGAGATCTCGTCTGAGGATATAGAATTGAATGTTTCTTGGTATTCAAATGATGGTCTGTAATGAGTGTTGTTTAAACAATACTGCAAATCACCATGTTTAGCAAGATCACGATTGATCCAAATCTTTCTATCCTTACACAATCCTTTACTAGCTATTACGTAACTATCTACGTAAAACATATAAGCTGGTTCAAGTTGATGAACACTAGCTGTCCACTGATTTAACTCAGCATTTTTCAAAGTTAGTGGTAACTCACCATTAATGTAATTTACCACTAGACTTTGCAGGTCTTCATACCGTTTCTTGAAGGCATCTAAGCCTAAACCTGATACGGTATTTTGACCATCTACTTTTTGCTTTATTAACTTAATCTGAGCCTCATTGAGAGCTAAGATCTTGTCTTCTAACTGAATCTGTTGATGCTCGTTTGCTGATAGCTTATTTAGTCTTTGGTCAATCTTATATAATAAACTATCTACGGGGATCATACAGCGGCTATTTTTTTAGTTTTAAGTTTCTGTTCCAGAATCAATAAGTCTTCTTGGTGATCTTCATCAATTAAGAACTTGACTAATTCTTCTTCTTCTGTAGCAACTTCGAACTCACCTTGGTAAACTTTACCATTAGGTTTGATTCTATAAATAGAATGGGTAATCGCTTGCTTAACTAAGTCTTTAACGTGAAGAAGGTTTTCTTGCATATCTGCAAATCGACCAAACACTTCAATTGTAGAAAGACCTTGGAACTTACCATCCTTGAATTCAGTCTGCTTTAAGACATTATCAACTAGGTTATATACTATTTGTTCTTTTGTTTCTTCTGATATAGGTAAGCCTAGTAAACGAGCAACTTTACGTTTCTTCTCAGGAGTCATTGAATCAAACTTGCTAATAGCTTTGTTGATTAATTGTTTCTTTTTGAAGATGATTGCACTTTCGATCTCATCATCTACAACGTAGAATTGTGTATCTGCAGGATATTCACCACGTTCCCAAGCTTGGTAGCTAGAAGCGATTGTAGGATGAACTCTTAACCATGCAAAAGCAATTT